AACCTGATGACAATGACAAGTCCTGAAGCTAAGCGCCTCTGGAGGCGTGCCATCAAAGAACACTTCAACTGCACTTGTGCATATTGCGGAGAACACTATGACATTAATCAACTTACTCTTGACCACGTTCGTCCTAAGTCTATGGGCGGAGAAGATCTTACAAGTAACCTGGTACCAGCCTGTCAAAAGTGTAATCAGGATAAGGGGAGCAGCAATTGGCTTGAATGGATGCGTAAAACATTTGGTGTAACAACCAGAGAACAATTTATTCTATCACACATCAACTAATCATGCCTAATAAACCAGATATGTCTGCTTGGGAAAAAGCAAATCAAAAACTAGCAGAAGCACGGAAGAAGCGTGAAGCTGAGCGCGGTACTTCTAAAACTACTAACCCACTCATGGCGGACTTCAAAACACGTATGGAAAAGCGTGAGATGGAGAAAGCAAAGGAAGAGCTTAAGACTCAAAAGAAAGAAGCTCGTAAGGCTGGACGTAAGTTTTCTACACCGAAGGATAAGTCTCAATATGTAGCTCCTGACGGTAGAGAGTACATGGGTCCTGGTGGTGGTCCTAAGCGTGAACGTAAGGCTAAAGAAGCTACGGAACAAACCCCTAAGAAAGCTCCCCGGCGTCGTCCTACGGGTCGTGAAGAGATGATTGCTCAACGGTACATGGATAACGAAAAGCGTAAGAAGGACGGTGGATCCCCAGTTGTAGGGGGCTAAGTAATGGCTCCTAGAAGGCAAAAACCACTTGAACGAGTCCTGGAAGATGCAGCTTTTGCTAACCTATCCGATGATAAAGGACAACGGTTAATTTTTGACTATTACAAACGAGCTGGTTACTTACCTGCTAAAGATGCTCAGGGGCATACATTTAAATCTTTACAAGAGTACCTTTCAACTGTTCAGCGGCTAGCAGAACAGGAACGTCGCAAAAACCCTAATGCTAAACCTGCTGAATGGTTAAAAGCTGCTGAAGCTAGACTTGGATTTAATAGGCAAATTAGATCAGCTAAAACTAGTCAAGAACTTTCTATTGTTGCTGGTAAACAATTAGAAGATCCAAAACAGAAATTTGCTAAAAATCGAGTTGGATCCGTGTTTCCATTAGAGATTGGAGATAACGGTAAAGTTCGATTTAATAAGCGCAAGTATATGTCAGCAGAAGGTGGGTTACCTAGACCAGTTTATGATCTCATTTCTTCTAAACACGGTCAAGAAGTAGCTGATACATATCAAAAAGCTGTTCGTAAAGAATGGAAAACCATGGGAGATGTTGGCAGAGAACTAGCTGCTAAAACAGGCATCCCCTTTGATCGTGGTCATTGGTTATCTAATAAATACGGAGGAGCAGAAAGTGCTAGAGCTGGGGCACTTGAGATTGCTGTATTAAATAGGTTACATGGTGCCGCTCCTAGAGGTAATATAGAACGTTTAAAAGTAACAGGCAGGACATCCTCTGGATGGTTAGACGATTTCTATGAGTGGGACTTTACTAACAACAAACTAAACGTATTAGGTTCAGAGCACCTTAAAGTAGCTGATTTACAAGAAATTGTAAATGGAACAAAAGATCCGAATCAAATCGCTGCTCAACGTTTAGCTGAATGGGAAGCAAGAGGTAGAACTCCAGATCCAGATCCGATTGGCAATATTTTTGGATCACAACTTGGTGAGGAAACCATTAACCAGCAAAGATTGCGGATGATGGAAGAGCAGTTGGATTCTATTTCTAAAACAGGTATTGACCCTCAAACTGGTAATCCTGTATCACCAGAGCGTTTAAATGAATTGCAAAGAGGAGCTGAGTCTGCTAAAAAATCAACAAAGTTGATACCTAAAGAAGTCACACGTAACCCTCGTTCAGGTGGCAGCTCTAGTAACTCAAATTTACTACGCATTGCCAGAAACACTGCTCCTATGTGGGCAAGTCTTCCTCTAGGTGCTGCTGTATTAGGGCAATCAGCTCACGCTGCTGTGACAAATCCCAACGCAGATACAATCGAAACTGCTCTTTGGGATACTGCCAATCTAGGTGCTGATGCACTTTCTTTGGTTCCAATTCCTATGGTTGCGGCTGGAGCCGAAGGTGCTCAGAAAATCTTAGGTATTACTCAAGCCGCACGTGAGGGTCAAAAGTTTGTCCAACAACAAGGTTTAAAACCTCAACCGTCTGCTCCTAGGCCAACTGCTGTACCCCAAGCACAAACACGTCAACGTACTGCTACAGCAGCCCGTACTCAAGGTCAAGTAATGCCTAAGGCTAAACCTTTGAACCTAGCTAACGAAGGTCAGTACTTTATTGTTAACCCAATTCGTAGTGCCTTTGGTAGCATCTTCGGTAAGCGGGAGATCTAATCCCCTTTTTAATACATTTACCTAATTAACCATGCCATCAAATAAATCAACACAAAAAACTAAAGAAGCTGATGCCGCTCGTAAGGCACGGTTGCAGGGATCTGAACTTTCAAAAATAAATATGAAAGGTATGAGCCTTGCAGAGATGCAAACTGCAATTAGAGAGGCAAAAGCTCGGGCTGCTGCAGCTTACTCTGCAGGAAAAGATGTAGCCCCTAAGCCAGTTAATAAGCCACCTCAAGGAAAGGAAAAGCTAAAGCTAAATCAGAGACTCAGAAGGTCTGAAGAAAAGAGTGACCGAGAGTCTCGGCTGAAATCAGCTAGAGCACAGATTGAACCTAAACCTGCATCTAAACCTGCATCTAAACGTGCATCTAAACCTACACGTGGTACATCTGGTGTAAAAACGAGTAAGACAGCACCACCTTCTACTGAACGGTTTGGACCTGGTGGAATGATGGGCACTGTTGATCAACCACATGAACGTCGGTTCCAATGGAGACGCTGATTAATTAAACCAACGTGAGAGGTGCCTAGAAGCCCCAGGAAGGCACCTCTCCTCCCACCTTAGTATGTTTCCCCGTATGGATACTTTAACAGCCCTTAAAGGCGATTTTAAGCTCTTTCTTCAAGCACTGTGGTCACAGCTTGATCTGCCATCTCCTACCCGAGCACAATACGCCATTGCTGATTACCTTCAACACGGTCCTAAACGATTACAGATCCAAGCCTTCCGAGGAGTCGGTAAGAGCTGGATTACTGGAGCGTTTGTTCTTTGGACCCTTTTTAATAACGCTGAAAAGAAGATCATGATTATCTCAGCTTCTAAGGAGCGTGCTGATAACATGTCTATTTTCCTGCAGAAGCTAATCATTGAGACACCTTGGCTATCACATTTGAGACCAAAGGATGATAATGCACGGTGGAGTCGTATTAGCTTTGATGTTAACTGTACACCTCACCAAGCACCCTCCGTAAAGAGTGTGGGTATTACCGGACAATTAACGGGTAGTCGTGCTGACCTGATGATTCTAGACGATATCGAGGTGCCTGGTAACTCGATGACGGAGATGATGCGGGAGAAGCTCTTGCAGTTGTGTACGGAAGCTGAGTCTATCCTTACACCAAAGAAGGACTCCCGTATCATGTACCTCGGTACTCCCCAGACTACCTTTACCATTTACCGTAAGTTAGCTGAGCGTAACTACCGTCCTTTTGTCTGGCCATCTCGTTACCCACGTAAAGATAAACTCTCCCAATACGAGAACCTTCTAGCCCCACAGATCGTAGAAGATATCGACATGGGTGCTGAGGAGTGGAAACCCACTGATCCTGATCGTTTCACCAGTGATGATCTACTGGAACGTGAAGCTGCAATGGGTCGTAGTAACTTCATGCTTCAGTTCCAACTTGACACCACCCTTAGTGATGCTGAGAAGTTCCCACTTAAATTTAGTGACCTTGTTATCACCTCTGTTAACCCCACCCAGGCACCTGATGCTGTAGTGTGGTGCAGTGACCCCCGGAACGTCCTTAAAGACCTCCCTACGGTTGGCTTACCCGGTGATTACTTCTACTCACCAATGGCACTGCAGGGGGAGTGGGGGCCATACACCGAAACAATTTGCTCCGTAGACCCCAGTGGTAGAGGTACTGATGAAACAGCAGCAACTTATATATCCCAACGAAATGGTTTCCTTTATGTCCATGAGGTAAGGGCATACAAAGATGGGTACTCCGACTCAACATTACTTGATATATTGAGGGGTTGTAAAAAATACAACGCTACTAAACTCCTAATTGAAACAAACTTTGGAGATGGTATGGTTTGTGAGTTGTTTAAGAAACACCTACAACAAACTAAACAGGCAATAGACGTAGAGGAGGTACGTGCTAATGTCAGAAAAGAAGACCGTATTATTGATACCCTTGAGCCTGTTCTTAATCAACATAAGCTTATTGTTGATCGCTCAGTGGTGGAATGGGACTACAACTCGAATAAGGAAGCCGCACCCGAAGACCGACTCCTATACATGTTATTCTATCAAATGTCACGGATGTGTCGGGAGAAAGGTGCTGTAAAACATGACGACAGGCTTGACTCCTTAGCACAAGGGGTTAAGTACTTTACAGATGCTATGTCTATTAGTGCATACGAAGCTGTGAAGATGCGTAGACAAGAGGAGTGGGATGATACCCTTGAAATGTTTATGGATGACCCACAAACTGCTACCAATCACCTAGTAATGGGGTTCAGTTTAGATCAACGAAGACAAGCTAGAGGTAAGGTTAAAAAGTCCATTCCTACGTGGGTTTGACAACCGCTGAGAACCCTTGCAAACACTCAATCATGCCCCTAAAGGGGGGACTGAAAGGGTGGATTCAGTTCTCCCGAAAGGAGAAGTAGACATGTCTTTATCAAGACACATCTACTTCTCTCTTTACTAATGATCAGAGAGAAGACTCCAAAGACAAACATTCTTCCTCTTAGATCATTCTGTAAGTACTACCTCTAACTAGTTCTTCTAACTTACTCTAACTAGTACTGAATCCAGTGAGTACTTATTCTCCCAATCCTTCTTGAATCCTGTCACTACTTATACTACTGTTAGGTAACCTATGAGTAGAACATATCGTAAACAACCACTACGTAATCAATTCCGTCATCCACGTACTTTAAACGAACTAAAGGCTAATGGTGATGATTATAAAGATTCTGAATATCCAGTGAATATTAGGAATCGTAGTATCCCTACTGCCTGGGATGACATTACTGCCTCTTCCATCTACCAAAACGACCACCATTAATGACTCATACCGCCACCCTGGTACACATCACTCCTGACGCCGAGGAACTTATTTCGTATATGGCACGAGTAAGTAACCCCTCCAACCAAAACAATAACGAGACAGCACCAAAGCTCATTAGGTATCTAATCAAGCATCAACACTGGTCTCCGTTTGAAATGGTTAATATGTGTGTTTCTATTGAGACTACTAGAAGCATTGCAGCACAGATCCTTAGGCATAGGAGCTTCAGCTTTCAAGAGTTTAGTCAACGGTACGCACAGGTAACAACAGATCCTGTTATCCCTGA